CTGGGCGATGCTGGTGCTGGGCTTCGCAGGGCTCGCCTGGGCGGGCTTCAAGCGTCGGGGCCCGCGCTACGCGGCCTGAGACACATCCCCGGCCGAAGGGGCGCTTCTCCGCAAGCGCATCATTAGGCCGGGATGATGTGGGAAGGGCGGCCCGCGCCTGGGCCGCCCTTCTTCGTTCAGGCTGCTCGGTGGAGCAGGTGGGCGTACTTCAGCGCCGACTGCCTGCGCGTCGCGGTCTTGGTGTACTTTTCCGCCATCTGCAGCGACCACCCGTACATGCACTGGAGCGCGGAGGCGTCGGCGCCGCCCTCGACCAACCGCGTGGCGCCCACATGGCGCAGACCGTGCGGCGTGCATTCCGGCACGCCAGCCTTGTCGCAGGCGGCGCGGAACCATTTGCCGAACGCCTCGACCTTGACCGGCACGCCGTCCTCATCGACCAGGAACGTCAGGTCGCCGGTCGGCGAGGCGGCGATGGTGTCGCTCAGAACGTCGAGGACCGGCACGTTGGAGGCCTTCGCCGTCTTGCTCGCGTTGATCGTCAGCCAGGGCTGCGCGCCGTCCATCTTGATGTGCTGGCGGCCCATGCGGACGACATCGTTGCTGCGCTGGCCCGTGTAGAGCAGCAGTGCGAAGGCGAGCCGCTCGCGGGTGCCGAGCGGATAGGCCGCCTCGAACTGCGCGACCTCCTCCTCGGTCCAGACATGGTTGCTGCCGCCCACATGCTTGATGCGCTTGACGCCCAGGCAGGGGTTGGTGCGCAAGAGCTTGGCGTCCTCGACGGCCCAATTGAACAGCGCCCGCAGGATGTCGACGGCGCCGTTGGCCATCGGGACCTTGCCGGTCGCGGCGATCTGGTCGCGCAGCTCCCTGATGTCGGTGTCGGTCACGGCCCTGAACGCCGCCGAGCCGAAGCCCTTGTTGACAATCCGCCGGAGGACATTGCGCCGCGCCGTCTGGGTTGGGACCTTCAACGCGAGCATCGTGGGCGACTTGAGGAACTGGTCGACCAGCCAGCCAAACGAGTTCGGATCGGTGTGCGACAGGGTGGCGGGCGCGGCCACCTGGACGCCGCCCCTGGCGGCCTTCAGCGCGGCATTGAACTCGGGCGAGCCAAAGTCGCCACGGATGCGGGTGCGCGGGCCCTGGCCCTCACGATAGTACCAGACACGGGCGCCGTGCCGGTTCAATTCGGAGCAGAGACCCTTCTCTCTACGCTTCGGCATAATACGATCCTACCACTTCATTTTTGGTTTCTCGCCACCCGGTAAATCCGGTGCGGGAGGTTGGCCCGGTGCCAACTTCTCCAGGTAAGCATCGTCCAATAGGATTGCAATGGCCGCACCGCCGATCTCCACACGCACGACCTTTGCGCCGCCCCACTTCGCGGCCTTGATGGCGCGCTTGTAGTCCTCCAGCAGGGGGCCGTTGGTGTGATTACCGGGCATAGGAGGCCTCCAGGGCGGCCCGTAGCAGGACCTTTGCGCGGGTGGGCTCATCTGCCTCGCCGCCGTCGAGATCGGCCTGGGCGAGGCTCGGGAGGGGGATGTCGAAGTCATTTCGTTGGGGGGCCGAAATCATAGGGGGTATTCGCTTTTCCCCCGGAAAAACATGCTTTTCCCCCGTCCCGCAGCGCTGCGGCCAGGGGTAATACCAGCGCGAATAGCAGTGCGCCTCGACCGGCGTCGCGGCCAGGACCAGGGCGAGCGCGATCCACCTCATTTGTCAGTTCCCCGGCCTGCGTCCCGTCGTGCCCGGCGCCGTCTGCTTCCTGATCTTGCGAGCCATCATTCGTCCTCTTGTAGACACGGAAGCGCCCGGCGCGGCTCCTTGACGACGGGCGGCGCGTCAGGGTTCTCAACGAAGTGGCGGCACGCCGGAGTGCCAGGGGGGAGCCCCTTGCCGCGCTGGTGGTTCGTCATCCGCCAGAACTTGCGGCAGCGGCGCGCGGCCAGGACGCCGCCAGAGCGTTTGAAGTCCTTGGCCTCGATCCGCTCGTCGACCTCGATGCTGCGCCATCTGCTCGCCCATTGCAGACACTCGCGGCACGTCCGCCCCTCGGGGCCGGTGCCCGCGAAGTGCGCCATCCCAGGCCGCGACGCCTCGATCATCGCCGCCGTGCCGGGCGCGTGGGCGCGCGTCAGCCTGCCATCGAAGAGAAAGGTCATCATTCGTCCCCTTGGTCGACGCGGAAGCGCCGCGCGATCTGCGTCGGGCCCCGGCCGATGACGCGGTGCTTCTCGATGAGGCGCTTCGCCTTCGCGATCTCGAACACGTCGCGCTCGGTCTTCTTGTCGTGGCACTTCAGGCAGAGGAGCTTGCCGTCGGCGGCGGTGAGCTGCGGCCGGTTGTCGTTGGCGGGCCGCACGCCCTCGGCGACGCAATGGTCGATCTCGTAGTCGGCCCGCGTCACGCACTCGGCGCCGCACTGCTCGCAGAAGGTCGAGCCCTTCATGTCGGTCGCGCGGCTGATGATCTCGCGCCTGACGGCGTTGCTGAACGGGATGCGGACAGTGCGGGTCATCGCTTCGCCAGCCTTTTCTTCGCCCGCTCCTCTTCGGCGGCGAAAGGGATTTCCCTCTCAAGACCAGCCCGCATGATCAGCGTCTTCGACAAGGCGATCATGCGATGCCCCTCGGCCAGCTCCTCTTCATGATGCTCGACGTCGGCAAGGGCTTGACCGAGCAGGCTCATCGCGAAGCCCTCGGGCGACCACATGTCCGCGTCCGCGCCGTCTTCGTCATTGTCGTAGGCCGCCAGCGCCCTTTTTGGGTCGAGCTGCAGCCCCGTCCTCGCCAGCAGGGCAGTGACAAGGCCGAGCTTGTGATGAGCCTTTTCAAGCTCCTTCTCGTGATAGAACACGTTCCAGTAGGCGTGCTGGAGGTTCTCCCGCGCCAGACCGATGTCGTCCTCCACCGTCGCAGTCTTGCGTCTCATGCGGCCCCCTGGTGTTGCAGCAGTCGCTGCGGCTCGACGTCGAGCAGCTCGGCGATCCAAGCCAGGATGTCCTCCTTGGCCTTCTGGAACTCGGCCTTGTCCATCCGGTCGAGCCCATGCATGCGCTGCGAGCGCGCCTTCTGCACGGCGACCGTCGAGCCCCGCACGACGACGCGGGCGAACTCGTCCTCGCCCCTGGCGTAGGCCGCCACGCGCGCCGCCGCCGCACGGTTGCCCGCGTCGATGATCGTCTCGCGGTGCCAGCCGGTCGCGATCAGCGCCGCCTTGCGCAGATGCTCGGGCGAGGGAAACATCTCGGCCATGCTGTGGGGCAGGTTGCCCCACGCCTCGGCGATCCAGGCGAACTGCTGCTGATGCGACAACCAGCTCCGGTCACTCACCTCGTCGAGCCAGTAGCGCTGGCCGATCACGAAGCGCGCGTCGGCCGCCTTCGGCCTCATCGGGACCATCTCGGAGCCGTTCCATGTGAAACAAAGCATGGCAATCAGCCAGGGTTATCGGGGTCGAGCCGGGCGTTTCGCGCCTTGAACCTCTCTAGCGGCACCAGTTCGCCCGGCTTGCCGACCAGCGCGCCCCAGCGCGACTTCTGGTTCGCGACCAGCCACGCGCCTATTGTTGACATCTCGTGCCCCTTGCCAGCGTAGGTTTCATCGACGGCGGCGCAGTCGAACTCGTCGATGGCGAAGTGATCGCGGCCCGGCACTGAAATTCCGACTTCGTAGCCGTTCCAGACGAACTGGCGCAGGCCTCGGAAATGGAGGTGGACATGGGTCGATCGATTGTCGCCGAGAAGGCGCTCGTGCGGCCGAACAATGTGGAAGATGCGCTTCTTGATCCCGTCGATGATCACGTGCTCGCGGTCGAGGAAAAAGTCCGGTGTCTCCTCGACATCAACATTGATCAGCGTGCAGATGTCGCCTTTCGTCGCGCGCACTTGGATCATCGACGAGGACGCCTCCTCGTAGCAGCGCAGGGCCAAACCCGCCTCGTAGAGGATGAGCTGCTCCGAGGTGATCGCAATCTTCAGGCCCTTGGTGAACCCTTTGGGGTAAGGATAATCCCAGGTCCTCACAGAGCGGCAGGTGTCGCTGTAGTACATCGGCTGTCGCGAGCGCGGCCTCTGGCCGATCTTCACGTGGCGGTCCCACATGATCTTCAGCGGGCGCATGGTTCCTTCTTCGGTGATCTCGACCGGTAGCTCGATGGCGAACGCCTTGCTGTAGAACCGGGCCATGTCCCGCTCGTCCCTGGTCTTGGCCGGGAAAAGCCGCGCCCAATCACGCTCGTCGTAGTAGAGCGTGAAAAGATAGAGATCAGACGTTGGCCTGATTGGCTGAATAGTTCCGTGCGCCCGCCCGCGCCCGAACATGGTCTTGAGCCTATCTTGGGGCTTGACCTTGAGGAAGTGAGTGAGGCGCGGGTGAAGGGCGCGGCCTGCCTCTGGAATGCAATCGTGCGGATTGCCGGTCACCAGCGCCCCGAAGGCGGGACGGGCCCCGTTGAACCAGGGCGAGACGGGCTGCGCTTCAAGCGTTTCTATGTCCTTGAAGTCGACGAAGTCGGCGTCGCCGGGGATGATCGACGCGCCGACCTGCGAATAGAGGCCATATTCCGACGGGAAGAACGCCTTCATCCGACCGAAAATCTTGGTGTTGTCGTCGAGCTGGTCGAGGATCGACTGCTTCAGGCGCAGCAGATCGGCGTCGGGCCTTCTGGCTCGCCGCGTCCGCTCGCGTTTGACCCTGATCGTTTCTGTGGCGAGCGTCCCGGTGGAGGGTTGTGGTGCTTCCTCCACCGGGGCTAGCGGAGCTGGCGTTGGGGGTCCGTCAGCCGTCGCGTCGGGTGTGTGGTCCGCATGGTCCGCAGACCGCCGAAAGTAGAAAACAATCCAAACGAAAAGGCGGTGCAGCAATTGGGTCATGCGGCCATCTCGTAGCGGCGCGTGAGCTTGTCGACCTTTGCCTCCAGCTCGCGGATGAACTGCGTGATCTCGCCCTCCAGCTCGGCGATCCGCGCGCTGTCGCGATGCACGCGCTTGATCCACATCTGCATGTGCGGCGGAAAGTCAGGGTTGAACGAAACGAAGTCGACCCAAGCGTGAGCGGTACAGCTCATTTGCCATTGCATCTGCGTGATGTGGTCGTTGCTGATCTGCTCGTTGATGAGCGTGTCGAGATGCTTGGCGGGCTGCGGGCATTTGATCTCGATCAGCCCCGCAATCGCAGTGCCGCCGGGCACCAGGACGAAGCCATCGGGCGAGGCGTGCGTTCCGTTGATGCGTGGGTGCGTGATGAGGCCGACCTCCTCGACCTCGACGCCCTTGACCATCTGGTAGAGCAGTCGCGCGTCGGGCTCGCGCTCGGTGCCTTGGACCATGGCGGGGGTCTTGTAGATGTCGATGGGCTTGTTGGTGATGCGCTCCAGCACCTTCACCGCCATCAGGCTCTCGCGATCGGCGCTGTAGCCAGTCTTTGTGCGGCGAACGACGCTCGGCGCGTCAGACGCCCCAATCGATCCGCAACGCGCCTGCCGCCACTCGTCAGTTCCCTGCTGGAGCATTTCTGCGCCTCTCTGCCTTGGCGAGGTTCAGGGCGGCTCTGACCCGCATGAACTGGTCGACCGTCAATTGCTCGATCTCGTCGACGCCGATGAGGTTGAGCATCGTGGCCACGCTGCGGCCCGTCTCGTCGAAGAGCTTGCGCAGCTCGGCGGCCTGCTCGTCGACAATCTTCGGCGATGTCCCGCCAGCGGCTTTGCCGTCGTCGTCGACGGCGGCGGCGAGGCCGATCGCGGCGCGCAGCGAGTAGCGTTGCAGGTAGGTCAGGACCGAGCCCAGCGCCTGCACCATCGACATGCCGGTCGAGCCTGGGTCGACCTTGCTCTCAAGCCTGACGCGGTCGCTGTAGCCGTCGCTGTGGCTGACGATGCAGGTGACGCGCGCCAAGTCGCCCTGCTGTTCGATGGCGAACCGGTAGCTCAGGCCATGCGCCGAGAACACCGGATCGACGATCTTGGCCACGTCGGCGAAATTTTCGTAGCGGTATTTGACGCGGGCCGCGCCTTCCTTCTTGCTCGGGTAGTCGACGTCGCGGGTCTTGAGGACCGGCTGCAGCTCGCCCTTGGCGACGCTCATCGCGAGGTTGAAGGCGCGCTCGGCGGCGCGGTCCTCCTCCTGGCGGCGCGCGGTGAGCAGGCGCTCGAACACATCGATGTTGAGATCAGACCTGGTGGCCAGGCGCTCGATCATGACGAGCAGACCGCCGCCCTCGGGGTGCTGCTTAGGGGCTGGTTCCGAGGGCGGCGCCACGGCCGACCGTCGTGGGACCTCGACCGCAGCCTGAGTGTCGCTCATTCGGGACCTCCTGGGAAGCCCTCAAGGTTGCGCCCGAGCCATCGGAAGTCAATCGTTAACTGTGCGAATACTTGTGGATGACAGTAATGTTGGCCCCGTGCCAACACCTGTTAAAGGTTTAACAGCCCCAAGGATGGCACGGGGCCAACACATCGCCCACGAAACTTCTGTGGCTGGAACATCGCGCCGCCCTGTTAGACGTTTAACAGGTGGCTGTTAAACCTTTTACAGGCCTAAGGTTGCTTGTGGACAACTGTAAACCCCCTTGACGGCGGATTGGGCCCGGCGCCATCCTTGCGCGATGGAGCACCCTGACAACAAAGCTCTCCGTCCAGACCTGCCGTCAGGGCTGAAGCCCCACAAACGCCCCGAGCCACGGCCCCCGCTCGTCGAGCTGATGGCGGTGCGGCAGAAGAAATTCCCCAACATCAAGCAGCGCGACTTCGCCGACATGATCGGCATCACTCGGCTGCATTTGACCGCGATCGAAATGGGCCGCCGCACGCCGTCGATGGAGCTGGCGCTGCGCTGGCTCGCTGTCCTCGCGCCCGAGGCGAAGCTCGAAATGTTCGGCCCGCTGCCGGTCGTCCAAGAGCGCATCAAGGCGCTGAAGCAGCTCCAGAAAGTCTCGCCGGAAGTTTTCAAAGCAGCCTGAGGCGTGTCATGGCGCGGCGTGGTCGAGCTATTTTTGCGCCGCGCGAGAGCCTGATCCAGCAGGCCTGCATCGATCACTGGCGGGCGCTCGGCCTGCCGGGCACGTTGGTCGCCTGCATCCCCAACGCCAACGCCCACGGCCAGCCAGGGCTGACCCCTGGGCTTCCTGATCTCATGGTGATCACGCCGCAGCTCGGCTGCGTCACCGGCTTCATCGAACTCAAGGCCGACAGGGGCGTGCCGTCGGACGCGCAGCTCGGCATCCGCGACCTTATGCAGGCGGCAGGCATCCCCTACGCGCTGACCTGGGGCCGCGACGCGCCGATCCGTGTGCTTGAGCGCTGGGGCGCCGTTCGACGCCAAGCGAGGACCGCATGATCCAGGGCACGATCCGCCGCGTCGGCAGGAAGTACATCGTCAGGCCGAACCCCTTCGTCCTCGAATATGCCGACAATGTCGCGGCGGTTCGGCAGGGCACGGCCTACCTAAAGAACCGCGTCAACAAGGTCGTGATCGGGAGCTTCGATCGGTTCCTCGCCTTGAACCGCCAGGGCGCTCGCTGCGAGACGGCGGTGAAAATTCTGTTGAACCCGATCCGCTGGTGGGCGCTCGCGGAGAAGCTCACGCATCTGCCCGATCTGGGCCTCTTCGTCGATGTCAAAGGCCGGGCCAAGGCTTGGCACGAAATGCCGGTGCAGACGGACGACGAGGACGAGTTCGCGTTCGTGCTGGTGACCGCCGAGAACGACCCCGACTTCGTCGTTCACGGCTGGCTCTGGGGGTGGGAAGCGAAGAAACATCCGCTGAAGGACCCAGACAACAGGGGTTCCTTGGCGCACTTCGTCGACCAGGACGCCCTGCGCGACACCGACGAGCTGATCGCCATCATTCACCCCGACCGCAAGAGGGGCATTGCATGACCCTCCACCAGCAGTTCGAGGCGGTCGCCTGGGCGCGTGATCACCTCGCCGCGATGGCCAAGGCCGCGCACATGCGGCAGGCCGAGATCGAGGAGATGTACAAGCGCCTCGACGCCGCCGCCGAGACGCTCCGTGCGCTCCTGAACGAGCGGGGCACGCTGCGGTGAGCATCGTCGAGGCCATCGAGAAGATGCTCGCCGATGGTTTGACCATCCAGCAGGCGCTGATCGCGGCCAGGGCAATCGAGGCCCAGAATGATGTCAAAAGCGCGCGCCAAAAGCGCAACGCGCGCTACTACGAAGCGAACAGGGAGCGTCTTAAAGCGTCTGAATTAAGACGCGCTGAATTAAGACGCATTCAGACGCCTAGCGTCTTAATTAAGACGCCCCTCGCGCGCGTAGATGATAGTTCTACTACTACAGAGCTATCTGGAAAGAAGGTTAAGAATATTAGCCACGAGCGTCTTAATCAGACGCCGCGTTCACTCCTCCTCGAATGCCTCTCGGCCGAGAGCGCCGACGCCGTCCTGGCGCACCGCCGAGCGATGCGCCGCCCCCTCACCACCCGCGCCGCCCAGCTCCTGGCCAAGGGCTTCATGTCGACCGGCGATCCGAACGCCGCCGCCGACATGATGATCGAGCGCGGATGGCAGGGCTTCAAACCCGAATGGTTCGACAACGAGAGGGCAGGAAATGGCAACGGAAAAGGGCATTCGAGGGGGTCAATTGTCGACGCTGGGCGCAAGCTCACTGAGCGCCTACTCGCAGCCGAGCGCGAACAACTGCAAGCCGTCAACAGCATCGATCATGGCGACCCGGCTGTTCGGTTATTTCAACCGTTCGGACGCCAACGATCCTGAGACGTTCATCGCTGGCGCGACCGCGATGCTGTCGCGCTACCCCGAGGCCGTCGTCATCGCCGTCTGCGATCCCATGCGCGGGCTCCCCTCGACCAACAAATTCTTGCCAGCCATCGCGGAAATCCGCGAGGCCTGCGAGCGCGAGATGGTGTGGCACGACGCGGTGGTGCGGCGCGAGGCGCGGCGCGCGGAGACGGCCAAGGTGCTGGGCGATGTGCGCGCCGCGCCGGTCGGCACGGCCGAACACAAGCGCGTGTTGAAGGGCTTCGCGGAGTTGGGCGAGGCGATGGCCGCCAGGGAGCCCGTAGACCCTCGCCCAAAGCCCTTCACGTTGCCGGTGCAGGAGGAGCGCCCGCTCTACGCCGACAAGCCCCTGGTGGCCACGCCAGCGATGCGTGAGTACCTCGGCAAATGGATCGAGCCGTGACCGGCGCGTCACATGCCAGCAGGACGGCGCGGCGGCAGCGGCCACTTCGACCTGGGCACGCGCTGCGGGCTCGAGCCGTCGTCGCCGTAGTTGGGCGTGACGTTGCCGTCGCTGTCGATGTTCCAGTTGTCGCCGGATGGGGCGCCGCCGTTGGCCATCGGGCCCGCGACGCGCGTGTTGCTCACCGCAGGCTTGCCGCCGAACAGGCCCGCGAGATTGAGCGCGGTCGCCTGCGGACCGCCGCGCAGGCTGTTCTGCGGGCTGGCGTTGGGCCGACTGTCGAGGGCGACGAAGCGCGGGTTCGAGGTCGAGCCCATGCCGCTCGCGCCGCCGGTCGAGAGCGGTCCAGCCACGGGCCCTTGCGCGCTCACCGGCTGGGCGGCGGGCGAGGGGACGTTGGGGCTCATCGGCGGCCCGGCCACGCCGGGGTTGGCGTTGGCGAGGGCCTGGAACCAGTTCGGTTGGCCGACGGTCGCGCCGAGCGCCCCGGGGCTCGACTGCATGGGATCGCTCCCGCCCGGCTGCGCGAGGGGGCTGGGCGGACCCATGGGCGGCCCTGCGGGCGGTCCTGCGGGCGGTCCTGCGGTGGGCGGCCCGGTGGGTGGAACGATGGAATTGTTGGGCACCGGCGGCGTGCCGCCGGAGTTGAGAATTTTGTTGATGTCGGGCTGGCCCGCCTGGGCCGAGCCCACGCCTGCCATCGACATCAGGTAGTTCAGCCAGTCCTGGCTGCTCGCGCCCTGGGGCGCCGCTGCTGGCCCCCCAGTCGGTCCAGCGCCCTGGCGAGCCCACCAGGGCAATTGCTGCGTCATGTCGGTCACGGCCATGTCAGGTCACCGCAATCGAGTTCGAGCTGGAGACAGCGATGCCGCCGCCAGCCGCGTTGACAGCCTGGACGACGCTGGAGACGTTCGTGCCGCTGTCGGCCCCGACCAGCGCGTAGACCGCGCCGTTCGCGCCCGTGATCGGCACGCCGTTGCGCTGCCAGCCGTAGAAATAGCTGGTGGGCGTGTTCGTCCACACGCCGTTGTTGGTGGTGAGGTTCTGCCCGACCGTGCCGGTGCCGGTCACGATCGGCGGGGTGGTGTTGGCGGGCGGAACCTCGCTCGCGATGCCAGCGGTGATCGCCGCCGCCATCTGCGCGTTGGTCAGGTTGCCGCCCTTGCCCGCGTTCACCACCAGGAGGATGTCGTTGGTGAACTTGGAGTTGGAGGGATTGCCCGGCTGCAATCCAGCCGGGGCCGTCGAGATCGTCGTGTCGTGCGTCGTCGGATCAGAGCCGAGCGCGGTGGCGATGGCGGTGAGTTCGGCCACCACGTTCGGGTAGGCGTGGTGGATCATCGCGTTGAGCCTCACCTGCCCCGCGAAGTCCGAGATTTGGAAGGTCATGGCCTCAGTCTCGCTTGGTGGGCGGGGTGACGCCGGGGACCTGCCTGCCGCGCTGCTCCTTGCCGCGCACGAACGCGCCGCCGGTCAGGGCGTGCCGATCGAACACCGGCTTGTCCTCGGGCGGGCGCTGGTCGGTCGCTTCGTCATAGGCCTTGAGGCCATTCGCCTCGACCCATGCGGCGCGAGCGCGCTGCTCGTCGGGGCCCGACATGCCATCGGCGTAGTAGCCCTTGGGCGGCTCCTGCTCGCGCGCGTCGAGCGCGGGCTCGGGCGCCCACTCCTCGCGCACCTGCGCCTCCGGCTCGGCCCTGGGCGCGTTCCAGAACGGGGGCGCGGCGTGCGCCTCGAACTTCGCTGATTGCGGGTCGCGCTTGTCGCTCGGCCGGGCGCCGGTCGGCAGGTCGTACTCGGGCGGGGCGACGCCAGCCTTGGGCGTCTCAAGGGGGGCCGGGTTGTCGCGCGCCGCAGCATGGTCGCGGGTGGATTGCGGCGCGGCCTTCTTGTTCGCCTCGGCCTTTTCGTTGGCCTCGTCCTTGGCCTTGTCCTTGTCGTCGTGCTTGGGCTCGTTCTTGTCGTCGTGCTTCGGGGGCGGGGCTGCGGCCTTCGGCTGCTGCGCGGGCGGCGCGCCCTGCGGCTGCGGCGAGGACCTCTGCGGTTGCGGCTGCGGCGACTTCGGCGGCGGGACCTGGGGCATGGCTCGGCTCCAAAAAAAGGCCGGGCGAACCCGGCCGTGGCCTGGGAGGCGAGGCCGACTTTACTCTGCTTTGGCCTCCGCGTCAGTGTTAACAGGCTCAGGCTTTTGGCCGACCAATTCGTTGAGGGGTTTGTGGAGGTTGTCGATCGCCGACGCCTCATTGTTTGGCATGAAGTTTGGCCCTGCAGGCTTGGCGTTGAGGTTCTGGTCGAGCTTGATCTCGGCCTCGGCGAGGACGCGCGACAGCGCCTGCCAGCGTGGGCCGCTCTTGCGCTCGGCCTCGCGCCTGATGGTGGCGATGAGCGCCTCGGGCTCGTCCAGCTCGATCAGCGTGTCGACTGTTCGTTGCAATGTCATTCGCTCTTCTCCGTGGTTGGAAGCGTCAATATGGGCGTGGGCTTGAACACCTGCTGCACCCAGCGTTCGTGGCCAGCCTCGGCCTCGGCCCAGCTGGAGTAACGCTCGCAGCCCTCCTCTGTGCCGTTGACGAACACCATCGTCTCGAACAACAGCGGCGGCGTATGATCGAGGCCGAAGCCATGATCGAGGCCGAGGAACACGGTCGAGACGCGCACGTCGTCGCGCGCCGTGTCGCGCACGCAGCGGTCAGCCGTCTCGAACCAGCGCGCCCAGGTCATCAGGTCGCTGCAACTGACCACTTGATGGCCAACGAGGATGTACTTGCCCGTCATGCGTCGGCAAGCGCGCATCGGAGCGAACAA